CCGGTTCCCGTGCCTGCAATTCCTAACGGCCCGGCCGCGGGTGGAGAGCTGATCATGATGTTGACCGAAGAAACCCCGGTGCCGCAGGCGGCCTTGCCGGTGGAAGAGATGAAGGACCATCTGCGGATGGGGTCGGGCTTTGGCGATGACGGGTTGCAGGACGGGTTGATCGAGACCTGCCTTCGCGCGTCGCTGGCGGCGATCGAGGGACGGATCGGCAAGATGCTGTTCCAGCGCCGGTTTCTTTGGGTGCTGGACTGCTGGCGGGACGACGAACAGGCGCTGCCGGTGGCCCCGGTGTCGTCGTTGGTCAGCGTGACGCTGGTCGATGCGGTGGGGGGCGAGGTTGCTGTCGCTCCGGCGGCCTATCGGCTGGTGAAGGACCTGCACCGGCCGCGGCTGGCAGGGAAGGGCGGCTCGTTGCCGACGATTCCGGGCGAGGGGGTTGCGAAGGTGGTCTTCGACGCGGGCTTCGGGGCGGCGTGGACGGATATTCCGGTGGACCTGCGGCAGGCGGTGCTGCTGCTGGCCGGGGAGTATTACGAGCACCGGCATGACGATGGAGCGCAGGCGGCGGGACTGCCCTTCGGGGTGGTGACGCTGATCGAGCGCTGGCGCACGGTGCGCATCCTGGGCGGGGGGCGGAAATGAACGCGCCGCATCTGAACCGGGCGCTGGTGCTGGAGGGCGTCGTCCGGACGGCGGACGGCGCGGGCGGTTTCACCGAGGCCTGGACGACGCTGGGCACGCTGTGGGCCGAGGTCCTGCCGGGCTCCGGCAGCGATACTCTGGGCGAGGAGCGGATGCTGTCGGCGGTACCTTACCGGGTGACGGTCCGGGGCGCGCCGACGGGAGCGCCGTCGCGTCCGAAGGCGGGACAGCGGCTTCGCGAAGGGGCGCGGCTGTTCCTGATCCAGGCGGTGACGGAACGTGACCAGTTTGGCCGCTATCTGACCTGTTTCGCCCGCGAGGAGGTGCCTAAATGAGCTATGGTGCAGCGCCCGCCTTGCAGACGGCGGTGTTCCAGCGATTGTCGGGCTGGGCTGCCCTGACCGGGGTGGCGATCTACGACGCCGTGCCGCCGAACGTCACCGGGACCTTCGTGCTGATTGGCCCGGAGGAGGCGCGCGACCAGTCCGACAAGTCGGGCGCGGGGGCCGAGCATCAGCTGGTGATCAGCGTGATCACCGATGCCACGGGCTTTTTGTCGATCAAGACCGTGGCCGCCGACATTTCGGACGCGCTGATCGGGGCGCCATTGACCCTGAGCCGGGGGGCGCTGGTGAGCCTTTTCTTTGTCCGGGCGAGTGCTCGCCGGATCGAAGAAGGCGAGACGCGGCGGATCGATCTGACCTTCCGGGCGCGGGTTCAGTTCTAGCCCGGCGCCCCCCACCCCAGCCCCTCCCCACCAGGGGGAGGGGAGGCGCGAGACGCCACGCAACATCGCATTACGGAGAGCGAACATGGCTGTGCAAAGCGGCAAGGATCTGCTGATCAAGATCGACCAGACCGGGGATGGGCAGTTCGTCACCATTGCGGGGCTTCGGGCCACGCGGATCAGCTTCAACACGGAATCGGTGGACGTCACCAGCCTGGAGAGCCAGGGCGGCTGGCGGGAGCTGCTGGCGGGCGCCGGGGTGAAGTCGGCGGCGATCTCGGGCTCGGGCGTGTTTCGGGACGAGAACACCGACGAGCGGGCAAGGCAGGTGTTCTTCAACGGCGAGATCCCGGATTTCCAGGTGGTGATCCCGAGCTTTGGCGTGATCGAAGGGCCGTTCCAGATCACTTCGATCGAGTATTCGGGCAGCCACAACGACGAGGCCAGTTACGAGATGGCGATGGCCTCGGCGGGCGCCCTGACGTTTACGGCGCTTTGATATGGCGAACCCCTGGGCGGGAGAGGTGGCGATCCGGCTGGATGGTAAGCCGCATGTGGCGAAGCTGACGCTGGGTGCGCTGGCCGAGCTGGAGGATGCGCTGGAGACGGGGTCGCTGCTGGATCTTGTGCAGCGGTTCGAGGAGCGGCGATTTTCGACGCGCGACGTGCTGGCGCTGATCGTGGCGGGGCTGCGGGGAGGCGGTTGGCAGGGGTCGGCGGCTGACCTGTTGCGGGTCGAGATCGGCGGCGGGCCGGTCGAGGCGGCGCGGGCGGCGGCGGAACTGCTGGCGCGGGCGTTCGCGCTGCCGGGCGAGTCATGAGCCAGATCGACTGGTCGGGCCTGATGCAGGCAGGCCTGCACGGGTTGGGCCTGGAGCCGACGGTGTTCTGGCGGCTCACCCCGGTGGAGTTGAAGATCATGCTGGGGCGGGAGGGTATGGTCCCGCCCCTGACACGCGCGCGGCTGGCGGAACTGGCGGCGGCGTTCCCGGATGTGAGGAAGGATCAGGGCGATGGCGGATATCGGAACGATGCAGGAGCAGCTTCAGGCGCTTGAGGCGCAGATGGGCTCTTCGGTGTCGATGGTGGCGGCGTTCGACGGGGAACTGGCACGGATGCGGGAGACGATGATCTTCACCGGCCGCGAGGTGAACACGCTGTCGAGCGGGATCAGCGGGGGCTTGCGGAAGGCCTTCGACGGGTTGGTTTTCGACGGGATGAAGCTGAACGACGCGCTGAAGTCGGTCGCGAATACCATTGTCGACACGGTCTATTCCATCGCGATCAAGCCCGTGACAGGCGCGCTGGGCGGCCTTCTGGCGCAGGGAGTGGCGGGCGTGATGGGGGCGGGGATGCCCTTTGCCAATGGCGGGGCCTTCAGTCAGGGCAAGGTGATGCCGTTTGCCAAAGGCGGGATCGTGGGGTCGCCCACCACCTTCCCGATGCGGGGCGGGCGCGGCCTGATGGGCGAGGCCGGGCCCGAGGCCATCATGCCTCTGGCACGCGGGCCGGATGGGCGGCTCGGCGTGCAGGCGGGCGGGGGCAGGGCGGTCAACGTGGTGATGAATATCACCACGCCGGACGTCCAGGGCTTCCAGCGCAGCCAGAGCCAGGTCGCCGCCCAGGTCAGCCGCGCGCTTTCGCGCGGTCAGCGCAATCGGTGAGGAATTTCCATGGCATTTCACGAGATACGCTTCCCGGCGAACCTGAGCTTCGGATCTGTCGGCGGGCCGGAACGGCGGACGGAGATCGTCACGCTGGCGAACGGGTTTGAAGAGCGCAATACGCCTTGGGCGCATTCGCGGCGGCGCTACGATGCCGGGGTGGGCCTGCGGTCATTGAACGACGTTGAAACGCTGATCGCGTTTTTCGAGGCCCGGGCCGGTCAGTTGCACGGGTTTCGCTGGAAGGACTGGTCCGACTTCAAGTCCTGCGCGCCGCTGGCGACCCCGGCCTCTGACGACCAGTTGATCGGAACCGGGGACGGATCCACCAAGGTGTTTCAGCTGCAGAAGACCTATCTCTCGGGTCTGCAAAGCTATACCCGGCCGATCCGCAAGCCTGTCGCAGGAACCGTGGTGGTGGCGGTTGCCGATGATCCGAAAGCGGAAGCGCTTGAGTTCTCGGTCAATCCGGAGACCGGAGAAGTAACCTTCATGCTTGCGCCCGATCTGGGAACCCGGGTCACGGCGGGTTTCGAGTTCGATGTGCCGGTGCGGTTCGATACCGACACCATTCAGACTTCGGTCGCATCGTTTCACGCGGGCGACGTCCCTTCGGTTCCGGTCGTGGAGGTGCGCCTTTGAGCAAGGAATCCCTTTTTGCCCATCTTGCCACCGGGTCAACCACAGTCTGCCGGGCCTGGACGGTCAGCCGCCGCGACGGGGTGGTGCTTGGATTTACCGATCATGACCGGGATCTTCTTGTCGATGGCGTATGGTGTCGGGCCGATACCGGCATGACGGCCCGGGCTCTCCAGCAGACTACGGGCCTGTCGGTCGACAACACCGAAGCCTTCGGTGCGCTGAGCGCGACGGCCATCACCGAGAATGATCTGCTGGCGGGGCGGTTCGATGGTGCGGAAGTCCGCGCCTATCTGGTGAACTGGACCGAGCCCAAAGATTCTATCGCGCAGTTTCGCGGGCATCTGGGCGAGATTTCCCGGGTTGGCGGCAGTTTCAAGGCGGATCTTCGCGGGTTGACCGAGCTTCTGAATCGTCCGCACGGCATGGCCTACACGCCCGGATGTTCGGCCGTATTGGGGGACGGGCGCTGTCGGTTCGATCTGGACCAGCCCAGCTACGCGGTCGAGATTCCTGTGGCGGCTGAGGAAGACGGACGGGTCTTCCTGTTCTCGAACGTCGCGAGTTTTGACGACCGCTGGTTCGAAGGCGGTCGGTTCACAGTGACGACCGGCGCGGCGAAGGGCCTGGTTGGCGTCGTCAAGATCGACCGGCAGGCGGGAGCGCTTCGGCGGATTGAGCTATGGCAATCGCTGGGCGCGCCGGTCGCCGCGGGCGATCTGGTGCATGTGTTTGCAGGCTGTGACAAGACCCAGGGCATGTGCCAGGCCAAGTTCGCCAACTTTATGAATTTTCGTGGATTTCCGCATATCCCGGGCGAGGATTGGCTCGCGTCCTATCCGGTGCCGGACCGTCCCAATGGCGGAGCGCGCCGGGTCGGTGGGAGCGGGTCATGAGGATCGGCGAGCGCGCGATTGGCGAAGCACGGCTTTGGATCGGGACGCCATATCTGCACCAGGCAAGTGTCAGGGGGGCCGGCACGGATTGTCTGGGTCTGCTGCGTGGGGTGTGGCGGACAATGCATGGCGAAGAGCCGGAGCCGGTTCCCGCCTACACGGCAGATTGGGCAGAGCCTTCCGGGCAGGAGGTCTTGCTGTCGGCCGCTGAACGTTGGCTTGTTCCAAAGCCGACAGGTGCTGGGGATGTTGGCGATGTGCTCCTTTTCCGGATGCGGGAGGGTGGCATTGCCAAGCATCTTGGCCTGCAGTCCGAAACCGGGGCGCATCCGCGCTTTATCCACTCCTACACCGGCTATGGAGTGATCGAGACATCACTTTCGTTGCCCTGGCAGCGCCGCATCGCGGCGCGTTTCACATTTCCAGAAGGAGCCAAGTGAATGGCCACACTGCTTCTGTCCGCCGCCGGTGCTGCGGTTGGTGCGGGATTTGGCGGGACCGTCCTGGGTCTCTCGGGAGCCGTCATCGGCCGCGCCGTCGGGGCGACGATTGGCCGCGCGATCGATCAGCGGGTGCTCGGCAGCGGTTCGGACCCGGTGGATGTCGGCCGCATCGACCGGCTGCGCCTGACCGGCGCAGGCGAAGGCGGGGCGATTGGCCAGATCTGGGGCCGGATGCGGGTGGGTGGGCAGGTGATCTGGGCCACGGAGTTCACCGAAACGGTGCGCCGACGCCGCACGGGCAAGGGGGCCCCGAAGCCGAAAGTCAATGAATACAGCTATTCGGTCAGCCTGGCGATTGCCCTTTGCGAGGGAGAAATCCTGCGGGTGGGACGGATCTGGGCCGATGGCAACGAAATTTCGGCCCGTGACCTGAACCTGCGGATCTATGTCGGCAGTGAAACCCAGCTGCCCGACCCGCTGGTGGAAGCAGTGGAAGGCACCGGGCGCGCGCCCGCGTATCGCGGGCTTGCCTATGTCGTGATCGAGGATCTCGAGCTTTCGCCCTACGGCAACCGGGTCCCGCAGTTCAGCTTCGAAGTGGTGCGTGCCGCGCAGGGCCCGGCGGTGGATGCGGCGGAAACCCTGAGCGGCGCCGTGCGCGGCGTTGCGCTGATTCCGGGGACGGGCGAATACGGCCTGGCTGTGACGCCGGTTCACTATGCCGAAGCGCCGGGACGGAACCGGTCGGCGAACGTTCATTCCCCGTCGGGCAAGACCGACTTTGCGACAAGCCTGGAACAGCTGACACAGGAATTGCCAAACGCGGGTTCGGTGTCGCTCGTGGTGTCGTGGTTCGGCGATGATCTTCGGTGTTCGTCGTGCAGGATCAGACCGAAGGTCGAGCAGAAACTGCGCGACGGTGTTGGCATGCCGTGGCGCGCGGGCGGCATCACCCGGGCGTCGGCGCAGGAGGTGCCGAAGGTGGATGGCGCGTCGATCTATGGCGGCACACCTGCTGACGCTTCGGTCATCGAAGCCATCCGCGCCATCAAGACTACGGGCAAGGATGTGATGTTCTATCCCTTCGTGTTGATGGATCAGGTTGCGGGAAACGCGCTGACCGACCCATGGACGGGTGCCGGATCGCAGCCCACCTTGCCCTGGCGGGGAAGGATCACGCTGGCACATGCGCCAGGACAGCCCGGTTCCACTGACCGATCGGCTGGTGCCGAGGCGGAAGTCCTGGCTTTCTTCGGCATGGCGGAGGCTGACGATTTTTCGGTCGCTGGTGAAACGGTAAGCTACCACGGGCCCAACGACTGGGGGTTTCGCAGGTTCATTCTGCACAACGCCTATCTCTGCAAAGTGGCCGGTGGAGTGGAATCGTTCTGTATCGGATCGGAGATGCGGTCGCTGACGCAGATCAGGGGGGCGGGCGACAGTTTCCCGACCGTCGCGGAATTGAAGCGCCTGGCGGTGGATTGCCGGTCAATCCTGGGTCCGCAGGTGAGGATCGGCTATGCGGCGGACTGGTCCGAGTATTCCGCCTATCAGGCGGATGGGAACCTCTATTTCCACCTCGATGCGCTTTGGGCCGATCCCGCGGTCGATTTTGTCGGCATCGACAACTACATGCCGATCTCCGATTGGCGCGACGGGGAGATACACGCGGATTCCGGCTTCGGGTCGATCTACAATCCCGAGTATCTGCGATCCAACATCGCCGGCGGCGAGGGGTTCGACTGGTACTATGACGGACCTGAGGGTGCTGAAGCGCAGCGCCGGTTGCCTATCACCGACGGCATCCATAGTGAGCCTTGGGTGCATCGGTACAAGGATCTGAAGTCATGGTGGTCGAACCTGCACCATGACCGGCTTGACGGTATCCGGTCCGTCTCGCCGACTGGCTGGGTTCCGGGGTCGAAGCCCATTCGTTTCACCGAGTATGGTTGTGCCGCGATTGACAAGGGGAGCAACCAGCCCAACCGGTTCATCGACGCCAAATCGTCGGAATCCGGTCTTCCGGCCTGGTCGAACGGGCAACGGGATGATCTGATCCAGATGCAGTATCTGCTTGCCACGGTCTCGTTCTGGTCCGATCCGCAGAACAACCCGGTGTCGAGCATCTACGGCGCCCCGATGATAGACATGGATCACGCCCATGCCTGGGCATGGGACGCTCGACCCTTTCCCGAGTTTCCGGGCCAGACCTCGGTCTGGAGCGATGGGGAGAACTACGCACGCGGCCACTGGTTGAACGGTCGTGCATCAAACCAGCCGCTGGCGGCAGTAGTCCGTGAGCTTTGCCAGCGATCGGGCGTCGACGCGGTGGAGACTGGAGCGCTTTTCGGCCTGGTGCGTGGCTTTCAACAGTCAGACATCACGACGGCCCGGTCGACCTTGCAGCCGCTGATGCTGGCGTTCGGTTTTGATGTTTTCGAGAGGGACGGGCTTCTGATGTTCCGAAACCGGGATGCCAGGGTCATTGCCAGTATCGACGCGGGCGATCTCGCCGTTTCGCCCGATCTCGATGGCGCAATCGAGACCGTGCGCAGTTCCGATGCAGAAATGGCCGGTCAGGTGCGGCTGAGCTTCGTCGATGCGCAATCGAGTTATGAGACGCGTTCAGTCGAAACCCGATTCCCCGACGAGGAATCCCTTGGTGTCTCGCAAACCGACCTTCCATTGGCCCTGACCAGGGCCGAGGGCCTGCGCACAGTTGAGCGCTGGCTGGCCGAGGCACGGGTGGCCCGGGATGCGGCCCGATTTGCGTTGCCGAAGTCGCGACTGGATCTGGGTGCGGGTGATGTGGTCCGCGTCGCCGGGCAACGGTACCGTGTCGACCGCGTAGAGCAATCCGAAGGCCAGCTTCTGGAGGCGGTTCGTGTCGAGGCTGGCGTCTATCTTCCCTCGGACAAGGCAGACGAGGCGATTTCGGTACGGCCGTATGTGCCGCCTGTTCCCGTCCTGGCTGTCTTCCTGGATTTGCCATTGATGACAGGCCAGGAAGTTCCCCACGCCCCCCACGTTGCGGTTGCCGCAGAGCCTTGGCCCGGCTCGGTCGCAATCTGGTCGTCCAGCGAGGATGCAGGATACGAGCTGAATCGTCTGGTCGCCGCACCAGCGACCATCGGAGTGACGGAGAGCCCATTGATGTTCCACAGTCCCGGTCTCTGGGACCTTGGTGCGCCGCTGCGGGTCAGGCTGTCCGGCGGCGAGCTTTCGTCTGCAAGCCGACTGGCAGTTCTGAACGGCGCAAATGCAGTGGCCATAGGCGATGGAAGCGGATCCAATTGGGAAGTGTTTCAGTTTGCCGAGGCGCAAGTCGTCGCACCGGAAACCTATGACATCTCGATACGCCTTCGTGGACAACTTGGTACCGATGGGATCGTCCCGAGTGTCTGGCCCGTCGGGAGTACGGTCGTCCTTCTCGATCTCGGGCTGGCGCAGATCGATCTTGCCCAGTCATCGCGCGGGCTTGCGCGCTTCTATCGCGTCGGCATGGCATCCCGTGGCGTTGATGATTCCAACGTCACCTTACTTACCGAGGCTTTTGACGGTATCGGGCTGCGTCCCTACACGGTTGCCCATCTGCGGAGTGTGATGCAGGCTGGCGATGTCCATCTGGCATGGAAACGCAGAACCCGCCTCGACGGCGACAGCTGGCAGTCCGGGGAGGTGCCCCTTGCCGAGGAAAGCGAAGCCTACCTGGTTCGAGTGATCCAGGCATCTTCCATTGTCTCCGAATACACGGTGACCCAACCGCAGTTCATCTATGCTGCGGCAATGCGAGCCGCGGACGGGGTGTCGGGCGTGTTCCAGATGGCGGTGGCACAGATTTCAGCTAGCTTTGGGCCCGGTCCGCTCCGATTGCTTGACGTTGTCGCGTGA